CACCCATCACCTTCATGAACCTTCTGATGTGCATCGGGTTCACGGGCGTGACGGTTGCGTGGGTGATCGACTGATGTTCGAGCACATCTTCGTCGCCTACATGGCGGCGGTGCTCCTCATAGGAGCGTTCGCGTGCATCGCAGAGTAACCGCGGGGGCCCTAGTGGCCCTCGTTTTCATTTCGACCGCACACGCGGGCCCGTCCTGCACCATCGAATACCCGCGGGGATACCACGTGCCCCACGGGACCAAGAAGAAGCCGCTGAAGATCTGCACTGGCGGTGACCTGCAATCAACCTGGGGCACCTGCGTGTCCCGCTACTCCGCTTAGGAGCTAACGACTGATGTTCTCCAAAATCTGGAACTACCTCGTCAACGTCGAGCAGACGGTCGAGCACGACGTCGAGGCGATCATTACGGGCTTCACGTCCACCGTCACCAAGCTGGAAGCAGCCGCTGAAGCCAAGGCGAAGGAGGCCGAGCGACACCTAGCTGATGCGACATACTCTTCGCACCTCAGCGCCACCGCCACCTACGCCTCCGAGAAGGCCACCAAGGTCGCCGGCCAGATCAAGGCGCTGGTCTCCTGATGCCAACGCACCATCTGCACATCTCGACCAGCTTCATGTTCATCACCGCCTTGTTCGTGGTTGGCTTCGTGGCCGTCGTCTTCGCCTTCATCCGCAGCATGAAGAACGACCGCCTCGCAGCTGAAGCCGCCATCGAGAAGGCTAAGGCTGACGCTGCGTATCGTGCAGCGCATCCGGTGGCCAACCCGGCGCCCACCAGGGCCGAGGTCGACGCCTTCATGCAGCGCACGCCCTACGCCGAAGGTCTCGTGCGCAACCAGCACCAAGCGCCCGCGCCCGCCTACAGCGGCTACGCCCCCGCGGCCCCCGTGTATGCCCACGATCCCCTCACGGGCCTCGCGACCGGCATGATCCTGGGCTCCATGATGGGGCACAGCCACGACACCACGACCATCATCGAGCGCGGTGCCGATCCGACGTATACGCACAGCTACACCGATAGCTCCTCGTCCTACTCGCCGTCCTCCTCGGACAGCGGGTTCTCCTACAGCAGCGACAGCGGCTCGTCCTATTCCGACAGCGGCTCCAGCTCCGGCTTCGACGCCAGCTGGTAATTTCGAAAGACCACACGCTTTTCCATGACCAAGAAGATTAACGCTACTCTCCCCAAAGGCACCCTTGTCTTCCCGAAGCTCAACAAGCCGGATGACTTCAAGGGCAAGCGCACGTTCAAGACCCGCATCAAGTTCGACGACGAGGCTCACCGCAAGGTGGACGCGTGGTTGCGCAAGGGTGCCAAGGAGCTGGGCCACCCGGATGCCAAGCTGCCCTGGTACAAGGACAAGAAGACCGGCGAGCTGACGCTCAAGGTTGCCTCGGGCGAGAAGTACCCCCCGGCTCTCCTCGACGCGAAGGGCAAAGAGATCCCGCGCGCCAAGGTCGAGGTCGGTGGTGGCACCATCGCGAAGGTCGACGTCAACCTCTCGTATTACGAGGGATTTGGTGGAGGCTTCAACCTCTATATGAACTTCGTGCAGATCATCGAGCTGAAGAAGAAGGGCTTCAACGTCCAAGAGGAGGAAGGCTTCTCCTACGAGGACGACGGCGACGAGGGTGATACCGAGGCGCCGCAGACCAGCACGGATCTCGACGAAGACGTTCCTTTTTGATGACACGTGTCTGCAAAGGGTGTTCGGGAGAAATCCCGAGCACTCGCGCGGCTCAGGCAAGGTACTGCTCCGAAGCATGCAAGACGCGGCACAACAACAAGCTCAATAGAAACTCGGAAGCTACCAAGAAGGCCAAGCGGACGCATGCGAAGAAGGTCTATCACAGAGACCCAGAGAAGGCGAAAGCTCAGAGCAAGGCTTGGCGTACAGCCAATCTGGACCGCGTGCAGCAGTACGAGAGAGAGCGATATCAGACGCAGAAATACGGCATAGTACTCGAAGACATGACCTATAAAAACGCACGCGCGACGATGCGGGGGGCTCTCAGCGGTTACCGCAGTGGACTAGAAGACGAGATCAGCGATCAGATCGCCGCGGCGGGACATCCGGTCCTCTACGAGGTTGACAAGCTCTCGTACAGCGTCCCTCAACGTAACGCCAAATACACGCCAGATTTCAAACTGTTTAGGCGCGACGGATCAACCTTCTACGTCGAGACCAAAGGGTATTTCGAGACCAAGGACCGTCAGAAGCACATCTTGCTCAAAGAGCAGGGCGCTCCTGAAGTTCGGTTCGTGTTCTCTCGGTCTGCGACCAAGATCAGCAAGAACTCACCCACGACATACGCGAAGTGGTGTGTGGATAAAGGCTTTAAGTTCGCCGACAAGCGCATCCCTGACGCTTGGTTCAAAGAGTAATCCATCACAAAAAGAGGAATTAGCGAAATGCACAACGACACGCTCACCATTGGTGCCCCGTCGCTCTCCACTGATCTGACGTTGCCGCCCCAGGCCCGCAAGGTGCTAGCGCATCTTGAGAAGCACGGCGACATCACGCGTCTCAAGGCCGACAAGGTCTATGACATCGTGAACCTGCCCGACTGCATCTACCGACTGAAGCTGGCCGGCTACGACATCATCACCGAGCGCCCCGTGGATGATGGTGGCGTGCGGTACGTGCGTTACGTCCTCGCCTGATGTCTTCCACTAAAGGCCCCTGTCCCTGTGGTGTGTCGAGCGACGCGTTCAACACCTACGAGGACGGGGGCGTCTGGTGCTTCAGCTGCCAGGACCCCAAGAACTTCAGACAAGCAGGTAAGGTGAACACACCAGACGACGACTTCGCAGAGAAGCCGAAGAAGAGCTTCGTCCCGATTAAGGGACACTACGCCGACCTCACGGCCCGAGGGATCACCGAGGAGACCTGCAAGAAGTGTGACTACCAGATCGGCGAGACGGACAGCGGCAAGAAGGTCCACATCCAGCTGATCAAGGACGACAACGGCCGGCTGATCGACCAGAAGACCCGCGACAAGGACAAGCAGTTCGCGTGGGTCGGCGGTAGCAAGTACGCCGGCATCATCGGCTCGTGGTCCTGGCCCGCCAAGGGCAAGTCCGTGGTGATCACCGAGGGCGAGATAGACCGCATGTCGGTCTCGCAGGCCTTCGATAACAAGTGGCCCACCGGAAGCCTTCCCAACGGTGCCTCGACAGCCAAGAAGGCCATCCTGGCGGACTACGAGAAGCTCTGCCGGTTCGACAGCATCATCCTGTGCTTCGACAACGACGAGCCTGGACAGGAGGCCCTCAAGGTCGCCTGTGAGACGCTCCCGATGGGCAAGGTCAAGATCATGACCCTGCCGAAGAAGGACGCCAACGCGGTCCTGATGGACAAGACCATGGGTCCCGCGGTGCTCGTGCGCTCCTTCTGGGACAGCACGCCCTACAGGCCAGATGGGATCCGCGAGGGGCGCGAGTTCACCCGCGAGCGCATGAAGCAGACGCGCAAGGCCGGCCTACGGCTGGTCTACCCGAAGCTCGACGACATGTGGGACGGTATGCGTGATGGCGAAATCACCACCATCTGCGCAGGGTCTGGCATCGGCAAGAGCACCATCGCTCGTGACATCGCCTACCACCAGCGCATGGAGCACGGGGTCAAGGTCGGCAACATCTTCCTTGAGGAGGACAACGAGACGTCCGTGAAGGCCTACGTGGGCCTGCATGCCGGCGTGCCTCTGAAGAAGCTGATCAAGACACCAGAGATCCTCACGGACGAGCAGTGGGACGTCTCCCTGGCCGCTGTGATCTGGGACAGCATGATGTTCTACGACCACTTCGGTTCGCTGGAGAGCGACCGACTGCTCACCATGATGCGCTACATGGCCGCCAGCGGCTGCAAACGTATCGTTCTCGATCACATCAGCATTGTGGTGTCGGGGCTGGAGAGCACGGACGAGCGCAAGGACATCGACATCCTGATGACCAAGCTGGCGTCCTTCGTGAAGGAGACCGGCGTCCACGTCATCGCCATCGTCCATCTCAAGCGCAGCAACGGCAAGAACTTCAATGAGGGGAGCCCTATCAGTGCGAATGACCTGCGCGGCTCCGCTTCCATCGAGCAGCTCTCCTTCAACATCCTGGCCGCAGAGCGGAACCAGCAGGATGAGAAGAAGAAAGCCTTCGCGATGCTGCGGTCACTCAAGTGCCGCATCACTGGCGAGACGGGCGCGGCTGACGTGCTGAAATGGAACGTCACCCTGGGCCGCTATGAGCCAGCAAGCGCGGCCGATCTGGCCGAGTTCGATCCACACGACGACACAGAGGATGCATCGCTATGAAGAACTTCAACGTCGCAGGGATCTCCTGGGACGGCAACACGGTTTGGGGAGACCCCGCGGGCATTGACGCCGTGAAGGCCGCACTACGTGCCCAGGCCGTCGTGCAGTCTCTGCGGGACGAAGTGATGCGCCTGCAGATCAGGCTGAAGGCCGCCGAGGACCGCATCGGCACCATGTCTCCCGCCTACGAGGCGGCCCTCTGGGCACCCGGCACCTACCAGAACGGAGCTTAATGTCCCGACTACTCTACGACACAGAGAGCAACGGCTTCGTTGCGAATGCTACCAAACTGCACTGTGTCGGCATTATCGACCTGAAGACCGAAGAGGTCCTCGGGTTCCGACCCCACCAGATCAAAGACGCCATTGCGCTGCTCAGCGAGACCGAGGAGCGCATCGGCCACAACATCCAGAAGCATGACGAGCGGCTGATCGCCAAGCTCCACGGGGCTCTCCCTGGCGCCAGGATCAGCGACACGTTCGTCATTGCGCGGACGATGTTCCCCAACGTCAAGCTGACGGACACTGGCCTCATCGACGCCGGCAAGCTCCCCGAGAAGATGCGCGGCAAGCACTCCATGAAGGCCTGGGGCTATCGCCTGGGCGAGCAGAAGGGTGACTACGCGGAGGTCCGTGAGGAGGAGGCGCGAGCCAAGGGCATCGTGGATCCGCGGGAGATTGCGGACTACGTGTGGGGCGAGTTCAACGAAGACATGTTTGAGTACATGCTTCAGGATTGCCGCACCAATCTGGTCCTTTGGAAGCACCTGAGGCCCGAGGAATACCCTCAGGCCCCGCTCGAACTAGAGCACCGCATTGCAGACGTCTGCACGGCGATTGAGGAGGCCGGCGTCCCTTTTGACGAAAGGGCTGCTGGGTCGCTTCAAGCTGACCTCGTGGAGAAGAAGAGCGGACTGGAGCAGAGGCTTAAGGAAACCTACGGCTACTGGTATCAGCCCATCAGCCCTGATCCGACCAAGAGCCTCTTCGTGCCCAAGCGGCCCAACGCCAAGGAGGGATACTGGGGCGACGAGTGGATCGAGGATGTCACGATTGAGACCTTCGACATCGAAGACAACTCCATCTTCACACAGAAGAAGGTCAAACGGTTCAAGGGCTATCCTTGCACCAAGCTGAAGCTCGTCGAGTTCAACCCCAAGAGCCGCGACCACATTGCGCGCGTGCTCATCAACCAGGGTTGGAAGCCGGAGAAGCTCACTGAGGGCGGCAAGCCCCAGATCGACGAAGAGACCGTAGAGAGCATCGTCGCCCGCTATCCCGAGATGGATGGCCTGGGTGAGTACATGATGCT